TGCATCGACAAAGGCGCTAAGTACGAGCGCATTAAGGTGGCGCTATGTGCACCCAACGGCAGCGGTAAAACTCAACGCGTTGTGGCAGTTAGCGCACTTCGCTGGCTCAATTCTCACCCCAAAGGCCGCGTGATCATCACGTCGGCTGATGCGAAGCAGCTCGATAGTCAATTGATGGTGGCCATCAATGAGCACAAGCACAAGTTCCCTGGCTGGGAATTTCTTCAACGAATGGTAAGGACACCAGCAGGTGGATTCTTACTTGCTTTCACGACTGACGAGTCGAGCAGGGCTGAGGGTCATCATGCGACTCGTGACTCGCCTTTACTCATCATTGTTGATGAGGCAAAAAGTGTCGAACCTGAGATCTTCCAAGCGTTCGACAGGTGCTCGTACAACTGCATCCTTTACATCAGCTCACCTGGCATCAAGCTTGGCAGGTTCTTCGAAGCTTTCTCGCTGCATCGTGATCAGTTTCTACTCACGGCTCAAGTCGGCCTGACGGATTGCCCGCATATCAGCAAAGAACGCATCCAAGATGTGATCGACACCTACGGCGAGACTGCGCAGTTCACGCGCTCGACGTTGTACGGTGAATTCATGGATCAGGCCGAGGGCGAGTTGATGGTGTTTCCATTCGAATCAGTGATGGCCACCATTAACAATCCGCCACACGCTCGGATATCGAGGCACGAATACGCCGCGTTCTGTGATTTCGCTGCCGGCCGAGACGAAAATGTGTTGGCTATCCGTAGTGGCAACAAGCTCCTCGAACTTGATGCATGGCGCGAGAAAAACACGGTGGCAGCTGTTGGCCGGTTCATTATCAGCTTCCGAAAATATAACCTGCGGGCCGAACAGATCTGGGGCGACAACGGGGGAATTGGACACTCGATGTGTGACATGCTTTCCGATGCCGGATGGGCAATCAATCGTTTCGATTTTGGCGCGGCTAGTGCGCGCGATGATGTTTTCGTGTCCAGGGGCGCCGAGATCTGGGTGAATTTGGCGAAACAGGTAACCAAAGGTGAGATTGTCTTAATCAACGATCCGACGCTGATCAGCCAGTTGACGACACGCAAGTTCGCTTACGACATGCGAGGCCGGATCAAGCTGGAATCCAAAGACGAGATGGTAGCGCGTGGGCTTAAAAGTCCTGATCGAGCTGACGCGGTGATTGGGGCATTTGCTCATGGGCAGCAAAACTTTGCTACTTACGCGCGAAGGGCAGACACAGAAGATCCGTTTGCAGCTCTGGAGCGGTATTACGAAGGACATCCTCAAGATGATATTGATGGAGACAAAGGAATGGAGAGAATCCAACGTGAAATGGGTTCTTGGGCTGGAGATTGATTACAGATTCGCGCCCGCGGCCTCATTGAAGCATTAGACAGATTTCTTGTTGCGCAATTCGTTGTGCTAATTTCCGCGGGCGCGAATCTGCAATGAAACTCTCTCGGATACAGGAAATAGACTTGGCCTACTGCGGATTTTGGGTCTTGTTCATGGGCTCACTCATGGGCGCGATCCTCTGGGTGATGATGCGGATCGAGCAGCACACTCGGAACCTTAAAATACTGACCAGCATCCGAGCGGAAAAATAGGGCGCAATGAAGCGCTACCTCAAGTTTTCTCCTTTCCCGCGTATCCACAAAGGTGAATGGCCACCGGGTTTATGCCGTTGTGGCAAGGCTCCGATTGCTAAAGGCCAATTTCTTTGCCGGTTTTGCAAGAACGCATATCAACGGATGCGTTATCGGAACAAAGTACTAAAAAGAAACGCCCCGGACACTGACACACGCCAGGCCGGGGCTCACACTTACTGCGTTTTTTGAACCGTAGATTTCGGCGGCAAGCTTGACGGATCAGCGGACGGCAGTCAATATTGTCTTCAGAGGGGAGTACCCCCTCTTATGTACTCGGGACCGCATCTGATAATCCTTCCAGAGCTGGTGAAGCTACCGAGCAGGGAGAATTCAGCGAGAGATGTCCTAATGTAGGGAGCAAACCTAGCCTTCAGGGCTCTTGAGCGATACAAAACCTGAAGGCGCTTCCTTTCGCTTGTCCGAGATTACACGTGGAACAATTGTCGTTTTAGACTTGCCATTTGGCGTTTAGAGGCGTACACGCGATGACAAGTCATTCAATCGCATTGAACCGCATTTACCCCTATGGCAGACTTTCCTTCTCCCCCTGAGGCAACCAAACAGGCGGCGGTTTTCACGCCGACCTCGACCGTTGACGAATTAATCAAGGCCGCGTTCTTCGTCGCGACAAGCATCGACGCGCCGGTCGTTGATGCCGTTAGTCCGCATCAGTTGAACCTGCATTATCCGGCTGACGGGAGCCTAGTCAGTGTTCGGATTGAAGGCCGGCCAGGCGCCTGGGGTGGCATCGGGCCGCATGGTACGCCTGAGGACGAAGCAGCGCGGAACGAGCATTACGATGCGAGGGCAGCCGCGGCAACTGCTCCGCCAGTTGAACCGCCACCGCCACCGCCGCCACCTCAAGAAAACCCGGTCTACGAGGTCCAGCGGCAATGACCGACGTACTTTCTGCTGATCCGCGGGATACCGCGCCGCCTCAGGAATTGACCTGGGATTCAACTTTGTTGGATCTAATCAGCAACAGTTTCAATGTTTCGGATAATCTGGTTGATCAGGCGATGCCGCCTCGATTCATCAGGATGTACGCTGACCGGTGGCAAGTGAATTTCCAGTTGTCAGGGCTTCCTGATCCTGAGGCCCAGAGCATCATTGACATTTATCTGACCGCGCGGCCGGTGTCGCCGGCCACCATTACGGTACGAACATGAAGGCTCTGGATCTGCGGAAATATACAGTGCGGCCAGTCGCTCCGGCAACAATGACGATGCTTCAATGGGGCCGCAGATCCAGAGCGTTCCAATCTTAACATCAAAACAAAATGGCCACTACTGGAACTTTCCTCGAACGCGCTTCATTCGCCGGGCAGGCAGGTATGCGGGTTAATCTCACCTTGGTTTCTACGGCTGGTGTCGCGGTCGGGGATACGATGACCGTCACCGTACCTGGCGGTGCTACTTTGGCGGGAACAGTCAAAAAGTTTATCGGCTCGACTGGGCTTAAACTTGGGGTGACGACGGTGAGCAAACCGAGCGGACTACTTCTTCTGCCCAAAGGCAGTGCTGTTGCTTAAATGTCTGACGAAAATTCAGAGCTTTACGAGGATATTTGCGAGGACCTCAAGGATCGTCAGGCTTGGGAGTCAAGGCAAATTTTGTGGAGCAAGATGCGCAATCAGGGCGTCAAGCGGACGCGCAAGCCCTGGCCCGGTGCGGCTGACATGCATGTGCCGATTTCGGATACGATCGTCAACAAGCTGAAAGCTTATTACGTGCAATGGATCTTTGGCCCGGAGCTCCTGGCCAGTTTCTACGCGTTGGAAGACCAAGGCGACAGTTACGAAGACAGCGTTGCGCAGTGGTTTGATTACCAAGTGAGGGAGTGTAGCAACTTCCCGACGATGGCCATATGCGCCATTGATTCGTTGCTTCAGAACGGGATGGGGTTTCTCAAACCCTATTGGGACAGCGGCAAAGAACGATTGGCGTTTGCCTCGATTCATCCGTATTTCGTGATCGTACCGCCCTGGACCCAGGAGCTCGGTGAAGCCGATCGCGTGGTGCACGTCATGCACATGAGTGAAGCCGATTATCTGCGGAGCGCCGAACCGCGCGGGTATAATACCGACGAGGATTATATCGACAGTATCAAGGGCGAGGGCAAACCCGACCAGAAATATGAGCAGAGCCGTTACGTGGCCGAAGGCCTGTCGTATTCCCGGCTCAAAGATTTGATTATCTTGTGGGAAGTTTATTTGCGCCAATCAGATGGCCAGATCGAGGTGCAGACCTTTTCACCTTTGCAGCCTGATGAGCCGGCGCGGGCACCGTTCCGATTACCATACGAGCATAAACAGATCCCGATTATTCAGTTGCCGTACGAGCTCTTAGACCCAGGCTTTTTCTCTTCCAGAGGCGTGATGGAATTGACGCAAATGTACGAGGCGAGCGCGTGCAAGATGTGGAACGAGAAGCTCGATTTCATGTCGATTGCGAACCGGCCGGTCTTGAGCACGCAAGGCGGCTCGATCAACGCGCAAAACATTCGGTGGGAACCGGGGGCGGTGTACGATTCGGTTCTCCAGCTAGTTCAGCAACCGCCGCCTCCGGTCAATTTCGATGAGGAAGTGCAGAACAACCGGAGCATGGCCGAGCAACGGGTC